CCAAATTTATCTAAAAATATTTAGTAAAAGGGGTATTTTCAGTGGGGAAACGATACATGAACTACCAATCAGGATATTCCCAAACATTACTACACTTCTTATTACTCTTTACTCTATCAATGGTACACTCTTTACACTCATATGAATAAGAAGATGGTAGTGCTCCTCTATTTTTTCTTATAAGATAAAAATCCTCTAATAAATTTTTTGTCTTGTGGCAAGTTCTACATTCTCTATCATAAAAAAGTAAATGTTCTAAATTTATCTGACTATCAAAATCCATTACATATAATCCCACATATAAGATCTATCACCATACTCATCTGTATACCATCTATCTCCATCAGAATCCACAAAATTATTATTTTCAAAACCAGTTTCTATAAATCCAAAAGGTGCCATATCCTGTTCTATTTGATTTCTTTGTTCTTCATATATTCTTTTACGGACATCATTCTCCGTCATTTCTTTAAAATAATCTTGTGCAACTAACCAAGAAAATATAACAAGACACATTGCCAAGTCATCATTACACCCTTCTTCTGCCTCAAATGAATTTCCCTTTTGTGCAAAAGTTGTAAGTTCTGATATAATTTCGTAATCCGTAGTTAGTAACTTATCATCCTCCATCATCGTTTTTAAGTTGGAGCATCCAAGTTTTTTAACTGCCGCCGTCATTCTCACACCAAGTTGAGATTTCTTTCCACTAAAACCTGTTCCTACAACTTGACCAGCACGACCTCTCATCGATGCCATAAGAATATTATCATATTCTAAATCATAATGAAGAATAGAACCTACTTGATCACCAATGTCATTTACTTCTATAAGTAACCATGAATTGTTATAACCTTTTCCAACTTCATTTATTATACTTGGAAAAAGCATGGGTTTAATTTCATTGTTTCGATATTTTGCCACCACCTTATACGGAAACTCAGTTATATCAAATACGATAAATGCAGAATAATCATTTCCTATTCCTCTTGCCACGTCAACCGTCATCAAATAATTACGATCCTCCTGAGGATCTTCGTAGATATCTAAGCCTGCATTTCTTTTTATGGGATTCTCGTATACAAGGTTTTTTAATTTTGCTGGATTAATAAGAGTATTAACAGATCCTAAAAATTCACACTCAAACTCAACTTTAAACTGTTGTTCGGAGGTATTTGCAATTGTGGTTGCTTTCCATTTTTCATCCCTACCAGGAACTTCTGACCAGTGAACGTCCGTAGGAATATATTCATTTTTACTTCTTTCCGCATCGTGCCACATACGGTAGAAGTGATTCATACCGTGTGGTGTAGATACAATAATTACTTTGGTGTTTTTACCAGAAGTAATAGTAGGATAAACAGATGCAAAGAACGAGTCTGCAACATGGTTTGGAACGAAGGCAAATTCGTCGAGGAAGAGAATGTTAAACGACATGCCTCGGACAGCACTTGCAGACGTAGAAGCTGCCAATATCTTACTGCCATTTTCCAACTCCATAGATCCTTTGTTCCAGGATAATATACCCTGTTGCATCCATTTAGGCAAGTTCTCATAAGCAGTTTGCAATCTTTGCAACAATTCTCTTGCAGTAGCTGCTTTGTTTGCCAGAATACCAATATTTACACTGTCATTGAATACAGCATAATGCAAAAGGTAAGATACGACTGTAGTCGATTTACCAGTTTGTCGTGGCATCTTACAGATATTGAATCTGTTACTATGAAAATTATTAATTAATTTTTCTTGAAAGTCGTATGGATGAAACTGAGTCAGTCCTTCATCAAGAGATACAATTTTGATATAATTATTAGCAAAATATACAGGATCTTCTTTACATTTGAGAAATTCAATAACATTCTCTTCTGTAAATTCAATCGATGTATTTGCTTTTTTTAGATTAGGATTACCAAGATATACTTCACTCATATATTAACCTCAGCAGTTCCAAGCCCTCAATGACTTATTGATTCTGCTATCTGGATCATTCGCAGTTTTAGAAGAAGTAAGTTTTTTCTTCATACCTTTCATTCTTGCACAGAATGATGCTCTTCTTTTATTACCAACTTTCTTAGATGGTGATTTTAAATCTGAACCAGGATTTTCTCTTTCATAAGACTTACGACCCTTCTCATTTAATCCACCTGAAGGGTTCTTACCGGACTTTTTTGTCCAGGCAGCCCCCTCTTCTAATTCGGATCTCCAGTCAGAAAATTCTTCTTTAGGAACACAGTTAGGAACCATTCTACCATTCTTTTTCTTCATACCTACTTGCTTATGAGTATCCCAGCAAGGATCTTTTTTCTCTTTAATTTCGGTTTCCTCTTTCTTCACACAGTTGTTGTAGGTCTTACCAAACATCTTTTTGGTTCCTTTCTTTTCATAACCTTTCCAACATTTCTGTCCCTCATCAATTTTCTCACCATTCAAAGGTTCTGGTTTAATGAGATCAATGAATTGATAATTCATTACCTTAAAATCGTCTCTCCAGTTAGAATAGTCCACAGACTCAGACTTATTACCCCAATTAGCAGCACCAACCTTACGGCACTTTACAAGTGCTCCTGAGGCATATGCAGAGGGCCAAACACTATATCTGGACTTTACCTTATGATAACAGGCATCTTTTGTGCCACTACCCTTTCCTTTCTTATCTTTTGCTTCTGCTACTTCTACTTCTTCTTTTTTCATTTTCTTTTTATCTGTAGAAACATATGTTGGTTTTGCGGCACCAGTTTTTTGTTGTTGACCTGGATCTGCTTTTTTCTTTCTTCTAGCAGCAGATAATCTTTCTGCCTTACTCATGCTTGCTCGTTTTGATGAAGAAACGCACTTTGGTGTACCCTCTCCTGGTTCATCACTGGCGCAAGTCCCACCTGTGACGACATTAACCCAACCACCTTTACCATCTTTTGATTTTGATCCTTTAAACCACTTGCGAAGGGTTCCCTCACTAACGCCACCATTAGAGCCCCCATTCCCATTTCCATTCCCATTCGTTTGATTTCCATTTCCATTCAGTGGTTTATCAATGCCAACTTCCTCAGGTTCTTTTCCGCCACCGGAAAATCTTGCGGTCACTTTCATTCCCTTAGAAATAGGTTTACACTTTTTATCAGTGTAACAATAATAGTAACCCGATTTACACTTGGACATATTTATTTTGAATCCGTATTATTATTTAGAAAACCTTGCTTCAACATTTTTTGAAGTTCTGATGTAGACCCAACAAAAACAGCATTATTGGTAACATTACTGGTGGTTTTCTTGCCATCTTCTTCAAGGTCTTTTATCTTTTTCTGAAGATCTGCGAGTTTATCTGTTGTATCTGCAACACTTTTAATAAGTTGACCGGCAACTTCATATGCTCTTGGACTTCCTCCCTCACCGGCAAGTTCCATAATACCATTGATAGCTTCTTGTCCCTTTTCAATTAACGAATATAAATTTGCTCTTGTATATTCATAATCTTTTTGAATATCCTTATTCTCCGGAACAATTTCTCCAGACACCGGCACAATATTATTCATATCATTATCAGTCATAACTCATTAAATATCTTTCTTTTGTGTTGGACTATAACTCTTAGAATCTGAGAAAAATGTAGTTTCCTCATTAAACCCAAAATCATCATCAGGTCCAAGTAGAGCATCATCTGCTGTGTTAACAACACCATCATTATTTTGATCTGTTAATGCCTTTGGTGTTGCAGTATATCTCATTTCACGTTTCGCAGTGTTTGTATTAGTATCTGCATAATAATCCACCTGCACTTTTTTAATAAGTCCATCAGAACTATCAGCAACAGGACCAAACAGGTATGTCTTGGCAGTAAATCTAAGAGTATAAATTAATGCTCTTCGTGTTGAGAAATCACCCTCATAATCGTCTTGAAAAGATATACTATCTAAAACTACAGCAACGTCTCTTTTTTCACCAATAGAATCAATTAAATCTATCGTAACATTAAATGATGGTTGAAAATATGGAAGTATTTGCTCTACAATTTGAAGAGCATCATCATTTAATTTCGTGAGAATATTAAGTTCAAATCCAACATTATATGGAACTGGCATGAATACTTTTTTTACTGCAGAAGTGTTTTTATCAACTGCCTTAAATGTTTGAGTTATTCCAACTTTTCTTGTAGAATCATATTGAATATTATTCATTTCAAATGACATTCTAGGTAGAGTAATCTGAACTGGTTTGTTCAAATCTTCCTGTTGCTCTAATCTGGCAAGAAATTTTTGAGATGGTCCATATGCTAAAGGAACTTTTAAATCACTATAAGTATTTCCTGATCTGTCATCATGACGAATATAAATTTGATTAAACAATGTGCCAAAGGCAACGATTGTTTTTCTCATTATTTCATGATAGTAATAAGTCCCTAACATTAATATGTACCAAATGGATTAGATTCTGTGAAGTCCAGAAAAGTGTCTGCTGATGTTTCTATTTCATCACCTTTATCATATTTATCAGAAAATTCTGCGGATTGAATGAAATCAACGGAATATTTTGCTGATGATGCAGATCCGACAATAACATCTCCAGGAACAAATGTTCCGTTAGTTGTTCCGACTTTAAGAATTTTATCAGTTTTATTCCATGTCTTAACTCTAGCTTTTGCACCAGAAATTGAACCTGTAACGAGTTCATTAAAGATAAATGTTCCGATTCCAGTGGTTGGAGGATCTGCTATTGTCACTGGTTGTGCTGGAGAATATCCCAATCCGGGATTTACAATGTGAATTGAAGATACTGTATTTGCGGTAGATACATTTGCTCTTACAACAGCAGTTGTTAATCCAGAAGATGTATAAAGTTTATCTCCAAAAGTATTTGCAATACTCACTGTTGGTGGTGTCGTATATCCACTACCAGGATTTGTTATTGCAAATCCGGTAACAGCACCATCTGTTATGATTGAATTTGCCGTTGCTGTAGAACCGATTCCTGTTGTAACTGCAGTAACCTTTATATATGCATCATTGTTACCACCGACAATTTGAACGACATCATTTATAGAATATCCATGTCCACTGTATATAATTGTTGGATTTTCTCCAATCGTAGTAGTTCCGGTATTAACCGTAATCCCTACTTTTAATCCAGTTCCAGTTCCACCAGAAGTTTCAAATGTTCCATCAGAATATCCAGATCCTACAGGAAGAGTTGGAGTTCCTCCAACGTTAGTTGCTTGCAATGTACTTACAACACCAGTTCTTGTTGGTGGATCTGCAATTGTGACAGATGGAGGAGTTCCATAAAACTTGCCACCGGTTGATAAAGTAAATCCCGTAA